CACGCTGTTTAGTGTTGCAGCCAACAGGCAAGCGGCCATATCGAACAATGTTGTTACCGTTACTGTCTGCGCCGATCAGGTTGGCCGCTGCCATGCGCTGCAATACCAAATCAACTAAGCCCGGATCGCGGGCATCCGGATCATCGCGGTCGATCAGTATGCCGACCTGATAATTGCCGGGGGACGTTTCGATTGTGTAAGAGGGATTGCCAAACAATTCGTCGGGCTGTGCATCGTCTGCCAGCAGGACGCAGAGACGGACAAATGCGTCTTTAGATCGACGGCGCTTGTCCGCAGCCATGATGGACACGCAGAAGAAATTGTTGTCGTTAACCCGCTTGTCGATGAGGTTTTTCTGACCTGGCGATCCGGTCCAAGCGTTGCCGCCCCAAACAGTCGGTTCCGACTTATTGGGGTCAGAGGCAAAGCTCGTGGTCCAGCCGTAATTGTCCTGTATCGCGCCATAGACGGCACGAAGGAAGTCTGAATTGTCCATAGGTGGCCTTTAAGGGCGGGGGTGGCCTGACAGGTCGTACACGTCTAGAGCAGGGCAAATGCCAAGGATGTTATCCCAATGCCTCTGAGGGATAACGCCGCCAGTCCCGCCCTGATCGACAGGCGTCAACCAACGGCTGACAGCCGATTGGGTAAGGCCAAGTAAGGACGCTGTGTGCGTTACGTCCCCAATTGTCGTAACCACATTGTATGCCGGATTGCACCCGTATTTAATCTTAGCCATGAGGTCCTCTCGTATGATTGTGAAATCCTTGCACAAAATAAAATATCAAGCAATCCACATAATTTCTAAAAATCATATTGCGTTTCTATGCGGTCTGATATTAGATGGTCAAACTCAAACGGAGCAAACCAAATGACCAACGATGATAACCTACAAGCCTTGGCGACTTTCTGGCTCGCGGCCAAGGGCGAGGAACTGGCGGCAAACCAACGCCGCCTAGATATTGAAGACCAGATCGTCCAGGCTATCAAGCCAAACAAGGACGGCAAGTCCACTTTCAAGCTGGACGGCGGATTGAAGATTTGCATAACCCTTAAGACCAACTTCAAGGCTGACGATATGGCCGCGCTTGAGGTTTTGACCGCAGAATGGCCTGAGAACTTTCAGCCTGTGCGGATCAAGAAGGAACTCAATGAGACGAAGCTAAAGGATCTGCGGGAATACCGCGCAGATCTTTGGAAGAGCCTTGCCAAACACATAACGTCAAAGGCCGCGAAGCCTTACGTTCAAATCGAAGCCGGGGAGGACAAGTAATGGCTTTTGATCTTAAGAGCATTAGCCGCAACGACAACACCGCCTCACCGCGCGTTTTGGTTTACGGCATTGAGGGTATCGGCAAATCAACTTTTGCTGCTGGCGCACCAGACCCAATATTTATCCTTACCGAGGATGGTTTGGGATCGTTGGACGTCGAGCATTTCCCTATTGCTCAGTCACTCGATAACGTCATGGACGCCATTGGAGCACTCTATGCAGAAGACCATCCCTACAAGACGGTAGTGCTTGACAGCTTGGATTGGCTTGAAGCCATCATCCACCGTGAGATGGAAGCCAAGCACGACGCCAAGGACCTTGCCTACGGCAAAGGCGCAATGATCGCAGCCCAACAATGGCGCGACGTTCTGGACGGGCTTAACGCCCTGCGGAACGATAAGCAGATGACTGTGATACTTTTGGCACACAACACCATTAAGCGGTTTGACAGTCCTGAAGTCGAGCCGTTTGACCGCTACCAACCAAAGCTGCAAGAGCGCAGCAGTGCGGTGGTGCGGGAATGGGCGGACGCCGTTATGTTCGCCAACTACAAGACCATCGTCAAGAAAGACGACGTTGGTTTTAATAAGACCGTGGCCAGAGGGATCTCATCCGGTGAGCGTATGCTGTACACCACTGAGCGCCCTGCCTACATGGCCAAGAACCGCTACAATCTGCCCGACAGCATTCCGCTGACTTGGGACGCCTTTGCAAACGCAATCAAATAGGAACTGAAAACATGGCTACCATCGACTTTGACGTTTCGTCATACGAAGCCCCTAAGAGCAACTTTGACCCTCTGCCACGCGGCGAATATCTTGCCATCGTGACCGAGAACCAGATGAAGGCCACTAAGTCCGGAACTGGCGAATATCTTGAACTGGTCATTCAAATCGTGGACGGTGAGTTTTCTGGTCGCAAGATCTGGGAACGCCTGAACATCCACAATGCCAACGAGGTTGCGGAGAACATCGCCCGCGCTGCTTTGAAGTCCATTAGCTTGGCTTGCGGAATTGAGGCTATGTCCGACACCGATATGCTGAACGACGTTCCGTTCACCATCGTTTTGGACATCGACCGTAAAGACCCAACACGCAACCGCGTTATGGGCTACAAGGCCGCAGGAGCCGCGTCAGCGCCCGTTGCGCGTCCTACGGCTACCAAGGCAGCGCCAGCCGCCGCCAAGCCTTGGGAGCGCAAGTAAGTGACCAAGCCCGATCAGACGACGAGCCAGGCCATCACGGCATGGTACGAGGCCAAACCACAAGACTTCCGCGACCATCTAGGCGCGTCCCTGATCGGGCATTCTTGCAACAGGTATTTATGGCTCACCTTCCGGTGGGCCGTAATGCCCAAGTTCGAAGGGCGCATGTTGCGCCTGTTCAATACCGGCAATCGTGAGGAAATCCGGATTGCCGAGGAATTGAAGGGCATAGGCGTAGAGCTTTATACGGAAGAGACCGGCAAACAGATCACTGTCCGCGATGCATTTGGCCATTTTGGCGGATCTGTTGATGGCGTTGGTAGGGGCTTCCCCGAATGTCCTGACGACTGGATGGTCCTCGAATGCAAGACCATGAACGATAAGACGTTCGGCAAGCTCAAAGACTGGTCGGTTGAAAGCCAGAAGCCCCAGCACTACGCTCAAATGCAAACCTATATGGGTTTCTTGGCATTGCCCAAAGCCATGTACATCGCTGTCAATAAAAACACAGACGCCGTGTATACCGAGGTCGTGCCTTACCACGAGCCTGCGTTCAGATCGCTGCTAGAGCGGGCCAACACCATCGTCAACGCCAAGCAGGCCCCGCTGAAACTGAGCGATGACCCGTCATATTGGGAATGCAAGTTCTGCGACATGTACGACCTGTGCCACCAAGAGGCCGTTGCCGAGGTTAACTGCCGGACTTGCGCTCATTCGACGCCCGTGGCTGACGGTAAGTGGCGCTGCGAGTTGTCGGAAAAATTCCTTACTTCTTCGGACCAACGCAAGGGCTGTGATCAGCATCTGCTCATACCCGATTTCGTACCCAATGCCGACCCGATTGACGCTGGCGTCAATTTTATTGAGTACAAGCACCGCGAGACGGGCGAGACATTCATACACGGCGCAAAGGCCATGCCGCCTAAGCAGAGCATGGCCCAGCGCAAACAGGCTATGAAAGGCCAGGGGTCCAATAATGGATTGCCATTTGACGACGAGGTGCCGTTTTGAGCAACCCTTACAAAATAGAAGGCCCAGCAATCATTTCGTTTAGCGGAGGCAGAACATCTGCCTATATGCTTTACAAAATTGTTGAGGCACACGGGGGGGGGCTTCCCAATGATGTTGTGGTGACGTTTGCTAACACAGGCAAAGAACGCGAGGAGACCTTGGCTTTTGTTGATGCTTGCGGGATTAATTTTGGCGTTGACATACGCTGGTTGGAATTTGTTACCACCAAAGGGCCAAAGATAGACCGGTTCCGCGAGGTTAGAACGCAAACCGCTAGCCGCAACGGTGAGCCGTTTGTTGCGCTTATTGCGTATAAGAATTTTGCACCTAATTCCATGATGCGGTTTTGCACAGAAGAATTGAAGGTCAACACAATCCGTCATTTTGTTGAGCAGCGCCTTGGTTGGACGACATGGAAAAACGTAGTTGGATTGCGGCATGACGAAGGACGTAGATGCCTTAAGGCTTATGCCCGCAATGAGGCTGGCAAATCGCCTTGGATTACTGTCTGCCCAATGGACAAGGCCCGCGCCACCAAGCGCGATGTGATGGATTTTTGGGCCGCGCAATCTTTTGACCTTGGCTTAAAGGGTTACGAGGGAAACT